TTTTTCGACGGAAGATGATCACCCAAGTTGACCGTCGCCGATCGATTTCTCTCCCCCAAGATCGTTCAGCCCGGGGAACAATGGTAAAGGAAAGGCGCGACAATGACGGTAATGACCACCACCGGCGCTATTGTCGTGACGATTATCGTATTGGCCTTATGCGCTTTCCGTGTATGGGCGTGGGCCTCTCGGCGCCATTCACGGATACTCGCGAATCGTCAAGCCGCGCGCGAATATCGTCGAGACGTCGGGACTGGATCGCATTCTCCCGATTGAGCGCGCCTAAATGTTCGTCATGGGACCGCTGTACCCGCTCTATTCGGTCGACGTGGACGCCGAGCGTATAGAGGGTGAGGCATTCCAGGACGACGAGACAGACGATCACCGCAATAAGGCCGACGGTCATTTATGCGCGCCAATAGCCCGATTCGTGGGCCACGTGCCGAATGAGCGTCAATTGCGCGTTATTCACCAGATCCGTGTCCAGAATCGCGGCAATTGCGGACAATGCGTCCAGAATGTCGCCAAAGTCCCGGAATTCGCGGCGGAGCGCGATGAGCTGATCACGGAACTGGGCCATCGAGATAAAGCCTTCGATGGGGATGCCGTGCTGGGTGACGGTGCCGGGGTGCGGCTCGATGACGTCCGTGGGCGGGGGCGCCGAGGTGATCGGGTCGGAATCAGGGGAAGACATGCCGCGATCGTCCCCCACGCGTGTCGGGGTACGCGGCGTTGACATTGTCCGGTCAACGGATCACCCCTACCCTGTCGACCGACGTCACGGATGGGCGGCCCCGGCCATTCGCACCGTCACGACTTGGCACACGTGTCGGGCCGCGTCCCGTTGCCCCGGATGGCGCGCGCCCTCGGACCGCGTGTCCCCTCGCCGTGACGGCGATCGCGTCGGAGAGGCGCTCCCGGGGCCATGTCCTATCGTGATCATCCTTCGCACCTGCCCGCCTGCGGTCCGATGCTGTCCGCGGTCTCCAAGACGCTCGCGGCGGCCGGGTCCAACCCGCTCGATGCGGGTCTGGCCATGCTCATCCGCGCGTACGCGGCCGAGCTGGACATGGCCGAGGGCCGCGCCGCGCGGTTCGACGCGGTCATGGCCAAGCTGGCGCGGCTCGACGAGCCGGACGCCTGGGAGGCGCTCCAGGCGGCCCGTGGGCAGCTCGCGGCGCGGACCACCCTGGACCGCATCGGGGGACGGCTGCAAAGCGGCCTGGACGCGCTCAGAGCCACGCCCAAGGCCCGGCCCATGGACCCGCCGCGCGCGCCGATGTCGAGCCACCTGGGGCGGCTCCGGCTGGCCGCGGGGACCGACACCGAGCACGGACCGGCCGGACACGAGAGCGATCACCATATCGATCACACGGAGCGGATCTCCAGTGATCACCCGCGCGAGGATCGGCGGGATGAGCGGGTGGCCCGGGAGTTCCTGAGCCGACAGGGCCCGTTCGCTGACCAGACCGGCGATACGGCGTCGTGACGGCCGTTGACACGGCGCGGTCAACGGGGCCCCAGCTCGTCGAGGTGATCCGCGGGTCCACCGTCCCGCGGATCTTCACGCCACCCCGCTGGTCCGGCCCGCCGGGCCCGTGCGGGTGCGGCTGTCCGCTCACCCCGGCCACCTCCCGCGGGTTCGAGGTGATCGCGTTCGCCACCGACGTGTTGCACGCGGCCCTGCTCCCATGGCAACGGTGGTGGTTGGTCCATGCGTTCGAGCTGTCAACCGCCATTCATCCGCTCACCGGCTTACGCCGGATGCGCTACCGGACCCTGCTGACACTCGTTGCGCGCCAGCAGGGTAAAAGTTGGTTGTTACGCGTGGTCGCCCTGTGGGCGCTCTACGTGCGGCGTGCGTCAATGGTGCTCGGGGCTGCACAGTCCCTCGACATTGCGCGGGAATGTTGGCTCGGCGCCATTGACCTGGCCCGTGCCTCGCCCGAAACGGCGTCCGAGATCCCCGCACAGGGGGGCATTCGGTACGCGAACGGGGAGCAGTGCCTCACGCTTGTCGACGGACAGCGCTACCGGATCACGGCCGCCACCCGGGGCGCGGGACGTGGGCTGTCCGTCGACGTCCTCTTATTGGACGAATTGCGCGAGCACCGCGATTATCTGGCCTGGGCCGCCCTGTCCAAAACGACCCTGGCCCGGCCGGACGCATTGATCTGCGCGGTGTCCAATGCCGGGGACGACGGCTCTATCGTGCTCAACGATCTCCGCGCGCGAGCGCTGGAGTCCCTCGCCCGGTGCCGGTCCGAGCGGGATCAATGGCGGCTGGCCGAGCGGCTGCACGCACCCGCGCCGGACCCGGCCGACCCGAACACCCTGGACCCCTCCGGCGGGCTGTTCCTGGCCGAGTGGAGCGCGCCGGAGGGGTGCGCCCTGGACGATCCGAACGGCTGGCACTGGGCCATGCCGGGGCTCAATGTCGACGTCATCGGGACAGATGGCACATTTCTACCGGCGCCGATCACCACCGAGGCGGTCCAGGGGTTCCTGGTCACCGACCCGGCGCCGGTGTTCCGCACGGAGCTGTTGTGCCAGCGGGTCGGCACCCTGGACACCGCGTACGACCCGATGGACTGGGCCCGGTGCGGTGATCCGACGCTGAGCCTGCGCGGGGTGCGCGAGGTGGCGACGGTGTGTGTGGACGTGGCCCTGGACGGGGAGCACGTGACGGCCTGCGCGGCGGCCAAGCTGCCGGACGGCAAGATCGGCGTGACGGTGATCGGGGCCTGGGAGGGATGGGCCGCGGTCGCGGCGGCCGAGCGCGCGCTACCGGGCATCCTCGGGGCGATCCGGCCGGTGGAGATCGGGTGGTTCCCCACCTCGCCGGTCGGTGCGCTCGGACCGGTGCTCCGCGGGCTCCGCCGGACCACCCGGCGGATCATCCCCCAGGTCAAGGATGGAAAGATCATCCTGGACGACGAGCACGAGGCGGCCCGGCTGTCCGCGATCATGGAACGGGAGGCGGCCCAGGGCCTCGCGGACCTGATGCGGGCCTCGCGTCTGGTGCACCCAGATGACCCCCTGCTGACGTCCCAGGCGCTTGCGGCCCAGCGGATCGAGGCAGCGGGCGGGGAGTCCGGCTGGCGCCTCACCCGGCGCGGTGGCGGCCATTGCGACGCGGTCTACGCGGCGGCCGGGGCGGTGCACCTGGCGCGCTCGGCGCCGATCGCTCCGCCCTCCCCGATGCGCGCGCAGATCTTTTGACACGGCGGTGTCAAACTCGAGAAGTCGATCATGAAAGGGAAGGGGTGGACCGTGGGAGTGCTGGCGGCGATCTTGCAGATCATGGGGGCGGCGGCCTTGATCGTTGGCGCCGTGCTCGCGCTGCCGCTGGCGTGGGCGTTGCTCGCGGTCGGCGGGCTCGCGGTCGCGGGTGGCGTGGTGCTGGAGATCGGCCACCACCCGCGCCGGGTGCTCGTCCCGTCCCCGACGGTGCAGCGCGCGGCCACCCTCGACGACTACCGGCGCACGGCAAGTGAGCGCTGATCATGGGACTCGGGCAGATCTTCACACGGGACCTAAAGATCGAGCAGACCGACACGCTCACCGGTGCGCACGTGACCGACGTGATCGTGTCCGGGCCGGGCGGCCAGTACCCGGAGTGGTCCGGCCAGGGCCCCTACCGGGGCGCGCTCCAGATCGCGGCGGCCTGGCGGGCGTCCATGCTGCTGGCCGATCTGCTCGGGCGGCTGCCCTGGGACGAGTACACCAAGAAACCCGGCGCCGAGGCGGACGATCCGCCGATCAAGCTGCCGGTGCCCCCGGTGCTCGATCGCCCTTCGCCGCCCGATACCCGCATGGTCACCTTCGCGTCCTGGGGGCTGGACGCGCTGTTCCACGGCAACGCGGTCGGGATCTACGCCGACCGGGACCGGCAGGGCTACCCCTCGGCGATTACTCCGGTGGAGGCGGATCGGTGCTGGATCAAGCGCGTCGAGCGGGCCGACGGCATCCCGTTCCCGCTCGGGTCCGTGGCCTATTGGATCGGCCCGGCGCCTGATCAGACCTACGACCCGGCCAACATCAGCGGTAAATGGTACCGGTCGGACGACATTTTCCATGTGAAAGGACCGTGCCGACCGGGCGCCCTGCGCGGCATGGGCGTACTGGAGGCGGGCCTGACCGAGTCCGGCGCGCTCGGGCTGGCCAGAATGCAGAATCAGCAGGCGTCCAACGTCTCCAGCTCGGGCGTTCCCACCGTGCATATCAAGTCATTCGATCCGGAGTTCGACGGGGTCCAGGCCGGGGAATTGAAAGCCAAGGCGATCGAAACCCAGCGGGTCCGGTCCCCGATGGTGACTAACGCGCTCGTCGAGGTAAAGCCGCTGTCCTGGAATCCGACCGAAACGCAATTGCTGGAGGCCCGGCGGCTCTCCCTGGTCGACATCGCCAACCTATTCGGCATGGATGCGGAATGGGTGAACGCGGGCCAGGTGTCGGGCACGTACCAGAATGTCGAATCCAAGGGTATCGACTTCCTACGGCATTCCGCGGGCGGATGGCTGGCCCGGTTCGAGCAGGCGCTATCCCTGCTCCGCCCGCGCGGGCACTGGGTGGAGGCCAACCGCAATGCGGAATTGCAGGCGGACACCTTGCAGCGATACCAGGTCTATGAGATCGCGATCCGCAACGGGGTGCTGACGCGCGACGAGTGCCGGGCACTGGAGCGGCGCCCGAAGCTCACCCCGGAACAACGGCTGGAGGCGCTGCCCGCGTCCGAGGCGCACGAACCGGCCGGACCCCCCGGGACGAACAACAACCCCGGTGGCACCGACCTGGCCCCTGGCACGCCTGGGGCGCGTCCGGGGGCCGGGCCCCAGGGTGCGCGCAACCCCGGTAAGCGCGGCACCCAGGGGCCCCAGCACGGGCCCGGAGCACGGCACCTGAGCGCGGCACGAGGGGAGGCAGTGGAGTGATCACAGCAGGCGACTTCTACCGGAGCGAGCACGACGCGGACGTATTCGAGCGGTCCGCGCCGATGGGTCCGTTCACCGATGAGCAGATGCGGGCCGACCTACACCCGGGCGACCCCGGCCAGCTCAAAAAGTATTGGCTGGGAAAGGGGCTGAGTAAATGGGCCACGAAACCGCACCCGTGGACCGCGCTCTATCGCCATATCCTCAAACACGTGGGCAACCCGGAGAAGGCCAAGCGCATTGCTTCGCAATGGTTCCACGACCATTTCGGGTACTGGCCTGGCCACCGCAAGGGAAAGAACCCGGTCGGAAAAGGCTGATCCATTGGTGGCGACAGCGTTGGCATTACTGGCACGCCGCGCTTGACGCAATCGATGATCTCCGGTGGGAGATCCACCTACGCGAACGGAGAGCCATGAGTGCGGGCCGACTCCCCCCGGCCGATCCGGTGGGCGCCACCCCGCCGTTGCGGCCCGAACACCTTTCCCAGCTCGAATACGGCGGACCGATCGATCCGCCACCGCCCCCCGTCGTGAATCTGCGAGGTCTCGTGAAACAGTCACTCACCAAACAAAGCCGCCGTGATCTCGGCCAGCGCATGATCGAGATGTGCACGCTCACCGGCTGGCAGGGCACCACGATCAATCCCGATATGAGCGACTCGGACAAGCTCGCCATTCTGACCACTCGCTTCGGAAAGATCGCGTCCGAAGACGATCCGACGGAGATGTACGCCGAGCTGCTCGATCTGTCGGCGGCGGCAATGGGCTGGGCCCAGGGCATCGCGCGGACCCAGAAACGCGACCACCGGGCGATGCTCCGGGCCAAGCGCAAGGCCAAGGCGCGCAAGGGGGACGCGAAAAAGGATAAGGACGGGTGACCAATGAGGAGGCGGTGGAGGCACTCACCGATGTTGCATTCTTCATCACGGTGTACGTGTCGCTGATCGCCACCATTTACGGGATCGGTGAACCGAGGACAAAGGCGGAGGCAATGGGCCGGGCCATCGGATTATGGACGTGCGGGATTCTCGGGATCATGCTCGTCATATGGCTATTCTCTGCGCTACTCATTCGCGTTGGCATCCTGTCGGCAGTGCACTAATCGAAAGGGGTACGGAATGACGATGCTGGAAACGGTCTACCGGCCGGTCGCGGCCGAGCTGGACATCATGCGCGCGGAGCAGGGTGGGAGCGACGGGCGGACCGTGTTCGGCATCCTGGTCCCGTGGAACCACCCCCAGCGGATTGATTCGACGCTGACGGAGCAGTTCGAGCGCGGCAGTGCTGATCATGTGATCCAGGCCGGGGAGCGCGGCCGGGCGCCCGGCGGGCTGCCCGCGTACCGGATGCACTTCGCCCGCGAGCACGTCCGCCAAGGCGGCGCGCCGTGCGGCCGGACGATGCTGCTCCGCGACGACGCGGCCGGGCTGTACGGCGAGTGGCGGGTGAGCAAGACGGCCACCGGGGACGAGCTGATCGAGTTGATCAAAGACGGGGTGTACCGGGAGCTGTCCGTGGGGTTCCGGGCCGCCCCCCAGTGGTCGCGCCGGATGGTCGACGGGACGCTGAGCCGGACCCGGTTCGATCCGTTCGAGGCGGCGGCCGTGCTCCGCGGCGCGTACGCGGATGCGGCGTTCGTCGGCGGGGTGCGGGGCGAGGCGGACGAGCTGGAGAAGGCCCGACTCCGGGAGGCGCGGGCCATCCTGGCCGGGTGGCCGATGGTGATGCCGAGCGGGACGCGTTGACCGGCGGGGGCATCCGGTTCCGGGCGGCTCCGCGCCGCGAGCTACTGGAACCGGAGCACGGGGAACACGTGTGGATCGCGGCGGCGGTCTACCGGGTGACGCTGGCCAACCTGCGCGGACATAGCGCAGAGGAGATCCACCTCGACGCGGAGAACCTGGCCGCGGTCGACGTCGGGTGCTACGTCTGCGAACAACCGTGGAGCGAGCGGCTGAGCTACCGGAAGTGTCCCGGGGAACCGGGCCCCGCTAGCCATTCCGGGTGAGCGCCGTGGGGTAGCTCGGGCTCACGACCTATGACCCTTCGCGGGCCCCGGGCTCGACGGCGGCCCGTGATCCGGGCTACCGTCGGGCCCGATCTCCCCGGTTTCCCGGCGGATCGCGCGCACGGCCCCCTGACAGCCCGGTGTCAATTCCCGGGGCTGGCCAGCATCCCGGCGGCGGACGACTACGGCACCCCGGTCCCGTTTCCGCTGCCCTGCTCTAGGGCCACTCCGTCCGGGAGCTGCCGCCATGTTCGTGCGCTTGTTTCTGCTCGCCACCACCCTCGCCATGCATCGCCGGTCCCCCGGCGGGTCCGCCGTATTGACACGTCGGCGTCAAGAGTTCACCGAGATTCACGAACGCACCCGCGGCGTGATCGAGGGCGCGGCCAACGCCGAGAACGGCACCGGGCGCGAGCTGACGGAGTCCGAGCTGGCGGCCATCGGGGCCGACCGCGAGCGGGCCGAGGCGCTCGCTGCCGAGATCGAGACGCTCGTCGAGGACGAGATCCGGGCCGCGCGGGTCGCGGCCGGGTACGCCGAGATCGGCGGCCAGACCGGCCCGGCCGAGAACGCGGGCGGGGACGACCAGAACCGGTCCGAGCACGACACGTCCGGCACGGGCGGCGCGCACACCCAGGACCGCGACCCCGGCCACTACCGCAGCGCGGTCGAGGGCGGGGAGCACTCATTCTTCGGCGACATCGTGCGCGCCCGCGAGGGCGACGCGGACGCGGCGACGCGCCTCCAGGAGCACAACCGCGCGCTGTCCACCACCGTGTCCGGCGCGGGCATCGTGCCTCCTCAGTGGCTCACCCAGGAGTACGAGTCCCTGGCCCGGCAGGGCCGCGTGGTGGCCGAGCTGGTCCGTCACATCCCGATCACCAACCCGGCGCCGATGACGCTCCAGCGGCAGACGGCGGGGACCGATGGGGTGCTCGCCCAGCAGGCGACGGAGAACACGCACCCGGCCGAGACGGACGCGTTCGCGACGACCACCGACGTGGTCACGCCCAAGCCGATCTCGGGTATCCAGGTCGTCTCCCGTCAGATGATCGATATGACCAACCCGGCGGCGGACTCGCTGATCTACGGGGACATGCTCGCGGTCTACAACCGCAAGATCGAAGACAGCGTGACGGCGGCCCTGATCACGGCGGCCGGAGCGGCGGTCAAGACCTTCGCCAGCGACGCAACCGACTTCACCGCGGCGGCGGCCGAGGATGGCATCACCGATGCCGCGATCGCGGTATGGAACGCGCGCAAGCTCCCGGCCGACGCATGCGTGATGCGCGTGTCCCGCTGGGGTCGATTCAACAAGTTCCGCGACTCGGCCGGGCGGCGCCTCTACCCCACGGATGAGGGCCAGCTCGTCAACGTCTCGGGTCGCGGATCGGTGAAGGTTCCCGGCACGGTCGGCGGGCTCGCGGTGGCCGCGACCGACGGCCTGGGTGTCGGCGGTGCCACGTTCCCGGAGAGCATTCTCGTTTTCCGTACCGCGGACACCATTCTTTTCGAGGGCAACATGCTGCGATTCCGGTACGAGGAAGTGGCCGGACCGGAATCCGTCAAGCTCGGTGTGTGGGCCTATTCGGCCGTCATTGTTCGGCAGGCGGCCAACTCCGTTCGGCGCGTCACGATCACGGCTGCCTGAGCCGGAAAGGAATAGGCACACAATGGCTGACGAAAACGTCAACACCACCGCGGACACGACAGAGCCCCCACTGGAGGGCGGCACCCCGGAGGCGCCGCTGGCCGAGGGCGTGGGCGCCGGACCGGAGGGCGGCCCGGTCCCGGGCGACCCGTCGAGCGAGCAGGTGGCCACCGCGGCACAGAGCCACGTCAAGGGCCGCGTAGGGCCGCCGAGCATCCCCCAGGACGCGACGGCCACCCACCACACACCCAAGGATGTCGAGCAGATCGAGCCGGGCACCGTGCTGGACGCCAGCACCCCGCTGGAGGGCGGCGCGATCGCCTACGCGGTGCCGGACCCGGCCACCATGGGCGCGGGCCCCTACGGGGGCGACACCCCGGCCGACGAGTCACCGGCCACGGTGCACGCCACCAAGCCGGGCGACAGCGAGCCGACCGCGGACGAGCTGCCCGCGGGCGTTCCGCAGGCGTCGAACGCCAGCGCGTCCGGTGGACCGATCACCATCCCGGCGGGCAAGACGGCCGGTAAAGGCACGGCGACGTCGGGCGAGGCCACCACCACGCCCACTTCCCCCGGGGACTCCCCGACGTCGTCGGACAGCGCCGAGCCCACCCCTGGTGACCCGGCGGGCTCGGATGACAGCTCGGCCGAGTCGTCCGGGACGTCCGACTCGGGCGACTCGGCCGAGCCCACCACGGCGGCCACCCCGGCGCCGAAGTCGACCACTACCCGCAAGCGCTGATCGATCATGCCGTGGGCGCCGCCGTATGCGACCGCTGCCGAGCTGGGTCAGTTCGTGCGGATCGACGACGTTGCCGACGACACGGTGATCGACCTGGCGATCGAAGCGGCGTCCCGGATGATCGACTACGCGTGCGACCCCAGCCCGGGGCACTCGCGCCAGTTCGGCAAGACGGACGCCGTGGAAGATCGTTACTTCACGGCCACGCCGCGCGGCTATGGGCCGTCCGTCCGTGGTCAGTGGGTGGCGCGCCTCGACGATCTCGCCAGCGTGGTCGGGCTCGTCGTCGCGGTGGCCGGGGGCGAGAACTACACCCCGGTCACCGGCACGACCGCCCTGCCACGCAACGCGACCGCCCTGGGGCGGCCGTTCACGGAGATGTTGTTCACCGGTAGCTCGTATCCGTGTCCGCCGTTGCTGGCGGATGCGGTGCGGGTGACCGGGACGTGGGGCTGGCCCGCGGTGCCGGACACGATTCACGAGGCGTGCCTACTCCAGGCGTCCCGCCTGCTGGCCCGTCGGGATGCCCCGTTCGGGATCGCAGGCTCGGCCGAGACGGGCAGTGAGGTGCGTCTGCTGGCCAAGGTGGACCCCGACGTCGAGGCGATGTTGCGGCCCTACATGCGCGCGCTCGGGACGGTGCTCGCATGATCCTCATGGACGTCATGGACCAGCTCGGCGAGGCGCTGAAAGCGTGCGAGGGATTGCGCGTCCACCCCTATACCGAGCAACGCATCCACCCGCCGATGGCAATGGTCAACCTGCCCCGGACCTATCGGTTCGACGCGACCATGGCGCGCGGTGCCGACGATATCGAGATCCCCATCACCGTCTATGTCGGGCGGTACGACGCGGAATCCTCGCGTAACACGCTCGGTAAGTATGTCGACGGGTCCGGCGCCCTGAGCATTAAAGAGGCGATCGAGACGCACACGTGCAGCGCGTACGACATCGCGCACGTGATCGATGTTCAGTTCCTGATCTCCACCGTGTCAAGCGTCGAATACCTGGCCGCGACATTCCGGGTGCGACTCATCGGAAAGGGTTAGTCATGGCATTCGTCCACGGCAAGGGCACGGTTATCTCCGCCGACGCCAAGGATCTCAGTGTCTACGGCACCTCGTGCGAATACGAGCTAAAGGCCGAGGCGCACGACGTGACGACGTTCGGAAACGACTACAAGGTCTTTTCCGGGGGCCTCAAAGAATCCTCGATGAAGATCGAGGGGCAGTACGACGATACCGAGACGGACGGCCCGCGCGCGGTGCTGGAGGGCAACCTCGGCGAGATCACCGAGATCATCTACAAGCCGGAGGGCGCAGGCGGGGTGACCCGCACGTTCGACGGGATCTTGACCCAGTACACGGAGACGGCGCCGGTCGCGGACATGATCAAGTTCGAGGCCCAGTTCCAGGGCTCCGGCGAGGTCACGGTGGCCCCCGGTACCCCGTAATTCACCCGCCCATCGGACGAGAGGTATAGGGGCGCGCAATGGATGAGCACTACACGACCGACAACGGCATGGTGACGCTCGGGGCGCCCAGCGAGGTGACCCCGGACGAACCGGGCCAGCTCGTCGACAAGGCGGCGCTACTCGGCGGCCGGGCCTTCGGGGTCACCCCGGTAGCGATTCCCGGGATGGGGATCATCAAGATCCGCCCGCTGTCCCGGGCCGAGGCGCTCGCGGTCTATCAGCGCGATATGAGCGCGGCCGAGATGGAGCAGACGTTGATCTCCGCGGCGTGCGTGGAACCGAAATTCACCCCGCACGAGGTGGCCCAGTGGCAGGCGTCCAGCGCGGCCGGTGAGATGGTCATCGTGGTGAACGCCATTCTCGAATTGTCGGGAATGGAGATCGGCTCGGGTAAGGCGGCCTACAAGCAATTTCGACGCCCGTCCTGATATCGAGTTCGCCTTTTTCCTGGCCAAGGAACTGGGCATGACGGTGGGGGACCTGCTCTCCCGCATGAGTAATCAGGAGTTCATCGCCTGGACCATTTACTACGGCCGTCGGAAACAAGAGGCGCAGCTCGCACAGAGCAGGCGTTGACCGGGAGGTGTCAACGGATGGCGATCCGGGTCGACGTCGACGGCATCCCGCACGTGGAGGCGTGCCTGGCCGCGCTGAGCGAGGCGTCAGACCGCGAGCTGGACGACTCGTGCACCGACGCGGCCCAGGCGGTCGCCACCCGGACCCGGACGCTCATCCCGATCGGGCCGGTGGCCATGGGCCACGCCCGCAACTCCGTCGAGGTGGAGAACCGGCCGGGCGGGGCGGGCGTCACCGAGGGCGGCCCCCGGTTCCCGTACATGGGGTGGCTCGACTTCGGCGGCCGGGTCGGTCGTCGGCACTCGGTGTCCCGGCAGTGGATCAAGGGCGGCCGGTTCCTGTTCCGGGCCTACGCGGCGCACAAGCCGGACATCGAGCTGGGGATGCACGCCAACCTCCGGCAGGCGTGCCGGGAGAGCGGCTGGGACCCCCGTGGGTGAGCACACCCGCGGCCGGGTCCGCGCGGCCCGCAGCGGCCACTACAGCGCCAGCCCGCGGGGTTCCTGGCGCTGCCGGTGGCTCGGCTGGCACAAGCCTGCCGCTGACACCTGGCACCAGTCCGGGATCAACACCTGCGCCCGTTGCCGCCGGTGCGGCGCGGAGATCATGCAAGACAGCAACGGCGGGTGGTTCTAGTGGCTGTCGGCGGGCCCACCGTCACGCTGAATTTCCGCGGTGACGCTGATCAACTCAAGCGTGAGATCAAGTCCATCGGGGTCGCGGTGGCCGGGGTGGCCGGGACCGTGGGCGTGCTCGGCGGGATCGGCGCTGCCGCGTCGGCCGCGGTGGTCTCGGTCGCGGCCCTGCCCGCGGCGTTCCTGGGGATCGGCATCGCGGCGGCGGCCCAGTCCGAGCAGGTAAAGACGGCCTTTACCCAGATGAAAGATCACGTCGTCGCGGAAACGCAACGGCTGGCCAAGCCGATCGAGGCTGAGCTACTGCGGACGGCCAACTCGATCGAGGCGGCCTTTAACCGGATCGCGCCCTCGCTCGGGCGCATTTTCGAGATGGCCGCGCCGCACCTGCGCATGTTCACCGACGGGGTCATTGCACTCGTCGAGAATGCCATGCCCGGGTTCGAGACGGCGATCCGTAATGCGGGCCCGCTGGTCGATTCATTCTCCCGCGGGCTCGGCACCCTCGGGACCGGGATCGGGCAATTCTTTGCGGAGCTGACAAAGGGCACCCCGGGCGCGGTCGCGGGGATGGATGCGCTATTCAAGCTCACCCAGGAATTGCTCCAATACCTGGGCCAGCTCGCGGCCAACCTGGCGAACGTCCTGGGCCCCGCCTTCGCCCAGCTCGAACCGTCGATCATGACCGTCGTCCGGGCCCTGGGGGACGGCCTGCTCCGCATCGCGGAGGCGCTCGCGCCGCACATCGGCCGACTCGGCCACGACATCGCCGAGCTACTCGTAGCGGCCCTGGACGCCCTGCTACCGGTGGTCGAGGCGGTCGTCCCGCTGCTGGCGGAGATGGCGTCGGTGATGATGGAGGCGCTTACCCCGATCCTGCGCGAGCTGGGCCCGGTGCTGGCCGTGGTGGCCAAGGAACTAGCGGACGGACTGCGCCCGGTGATCCCCGTGGTGGCCCAGGCGTTCCGCGACATGGCGCCGGTGATCGCTGAGATCGCGCGCGAGGCGGGGCCCCTGCTGGCCGAGGTGATCCGCACGCTCGCGCCGCTGTTCCTGGAGCTGGTCAAGGGTGCCCTCGAATTGACGAAGGCGCTATTGCCGGTCATTCCGCCGTTGCTGGAAATGGCGAATAACGCCATGCCGCTGGTCGCGGGAGTGATCAACGACGTCGTGATCCCGGCGGTCAAATTCCTGGTGACGGAGTTCAAGGGCTTGATC